TCTCAAGGAATATAAGACGATACCCCAAACCTGATTCGAGTTGGTGGGTGTTTAAAATGATAAAGGTTTACAGCAATTACTATGGCGGCTCGACGGATATTACTTCTTATTGTAAATCCGTTCAGTGGTCAGGCGATAAAACTCAATGCGCCAGAAGAGTTGACATAACCCTCGCCTATGCGATCTTTGATACGAACCAACCGAAGACCCAGATCAGTCCAGGGACGATCGTGTGGGTGGTGGATGATACTGCGGACGAAATATTCAGAGGAGTTGTTTTCGATAGGTCTATAAATTCTAACCAAGAATTAAAATTTACGGCCTACGATTTTCTTATTTACTTCCTAAAATCAAAGATGTCATTCAACTTTACCAATATGTCGCCCGAGGCGATCGCGGCAAAAGTGTGTGGTGAAGTCAATGTGCCAGTGGGAAATTTAGCGTCAACAGGGTTAAGTTTGGACCTTATCGCTGCAAATAAAACGCTCTATGACATCATCATGCAAGCATATTCCTTTGCATCTCTTTCAAACGGAAAACAGTATTTCCCGACTATGAGCGGCGGGAACCTGAATGTGATCGAGAAGGGCCAGAATCTTATTAATTTTACCGTGGACCCTTACGTTAATATCGACAACTCCGAATACAGCGACAATATCGACACGATGATTAATAAAGTTAAAGTCTACAAAAGCAAGGAAGACTTCACGGGTGAAATTATCGAGAACACAGACTGGCAAAACTCGTACGGGATACTCCAAAATGTTTATACCGTAAGCAAGAACAAGGACACGACTGTAGAGGCATCCCTTCTACTGAAAGGCGTGGAGCAGCAGTTAGTCACGGACGTAGTTGGGAATGTAAACGTCATAACAGGTACAGCCGTAAAGACACATATATTCTATGTTAACGTCCTTCAAGATGCCACTTGGTATGTTGATGGTGATGTTCACACATGGGAGATTGCCACAGGAAAATATACTATGCGGCTTACCCTGGAAAGCCAAAACATCATGGATCTCAAGGGCGGTAAAGTCGATGACGGTTAAGGCGGTGATCCGATGAAACCCAAAAACCCCTACTCAGACATCGTAAAAATCATGCAAGACCAAGGTGCGAAATACAACACGCCTTATATCCAATTGGGAGTCGTTATATCCCCAGATCCATTGACCATTCAGGTTGGGGATTTACAGGTTTCGAAAGACAATCTTATGGTGGCAGACTATCTCCTGCCTAACTATGCCCGGAAATACACAGCTACCGGAAACATCCAGCTCACAGAAAGTGGCAGCATCGGAGCTACAGATGGGACCGTGGTCGGACCCTACGGATCACATACCCACAATGTTATCACGACGAATCTCAACACAAATAATACCCAAAACGGAGACATTACACTTACAGACGGATTCAACGCAAACGATGTTGTGGCCTTGAGCCCGACATTGGACGGACAAACTTATATTGTATTTGCAAGGTTGGTGAGTCCATGAGCAGTATATTCCCTTCAGTAACCGCCACAATTGGAAGTGTTATTCAGACGACGATTCCAACGTCTCTCTCCCTTGCCAAAGAGTATGCATGGGATTTCGATAACAACAATTTCCTGCTACTCGATGGGAAACATCAAGCTGTAACAGGGGCAGCCGCAGTCAAAGTGTGGATCTGGAAATGCCTTAAGACTCCAAAAAACACATTCAAAGCCTACGATGGAAACTTTGGTAATGACATCGAAACCCTTTATGGGCAGGGCCTTTCCGTGGCGGCTCAGAAGTCCGAAATCGAAAGGTATCTGAAGGAAGCACTCCTTGTGAGCGCCTATATCACGGGCATTTCTGATATTAGCCTAAGCGTCGACGGTAGTCAGACCAGCTTTAGTTTTACAGCAGCCACGATCTATGGGGCGGTGAGCATAAGTGGCGTATAGCGAGACAAGCGCTGTTATTCTGGCCCGGATGATCGGGAATGTGTCCTCTGACATCGATACGACGGAGGGATCATTGACTTATGATGCCCTTTCTCCAGCGAGTATTGAACTTGCACAGCAGGAAGCAAACCTGGACCAAGTAGCAGCCATGTTCGATCTCTCAAACCTAAACGGGGATGAACTCGCCACCAGGATCAATCAACGGACAGGGCTGACTCGGATCTCAGCGACCTATGCCAATACGGCTGTCACCATAACCGGAACCGGAACGATCAATGTGGGTGATTTAGTCCAAACACCGGGAGGGATTCAGTTTAAATCCACGGTTCAACAAGCCATAACCACCTCCGGAAGCGTTAATGTCCAGGCGGTCGTTGCCGGATCGAGTGGAATGGTTCCTGCAAGTCAAATCACGCAATTTCCGGTGGCGATCTCCGGTTTGGTCAGCGTAACGAACCCAAACCCGACCATTGACGGGTTCGACGCCGAAACGGATGCAGCCCTTTTGCAGCGTTATTATGCCTATATCCAAAACCCTTCAACCGGGGGGAATATCGCTGCGTTCACCAACGCCATCAAAGGCTTTTCAGGGGTTGGCGACGTTAAAGTTTACCCTACTTGGAGTGGAAACAATACTGTGCTCCTCGTGATTATCGACGCGAACAAGCTCCCACCAAGCACAGACTTAGTGACCTCAGCGCAAACTTTTATGGACCCAGGCGTGCAGGGCCTTGGGCTTGGTGCTGCTCCTTTCGGTGCCTTTACAACCGTTGCGGGAGCCACAGCGAACACCATAACCATTGGGTTTACATCAGTAAAGGACCCGGCCTACACTGATGCCCAAAGACAAGCTAATGTACAGGCCAGCCTTACTGCTTACTTCCAATCCATCGCTTTCATCGCAAGTTCAGTGAGCTATGCCAAAATAGGGGCCACGATAGAAGCAACCGCCGGGTTCTTAGATTCTAGCGCATTACTTGTGAACGGGGGGACGGTAAACATCCCTCTGACCTATACGTCGGCTTTGACTCAAACTCCGGTCTTGGGGGTGGTGACGATTGACTAGCAGCGCTAATTTATTGAGCTACATTCCACCCTTTCTGAGCAGCACCGAAACCTTCACGGAGCTCTTTAACGCAGAAGGCCAGGAGTTTGATAATCTCGCTGCCGATGTGAGTGACATCCAGGCCCAATTCGATCTGACCACGGCAACCTGGGCCATGAACATCTACGAGAAAGAGCTCGGGATTGTAACAGACACATCCAAGTCTCTGGCTTATAGATGGAGCGTTGTGATGTCCAGGTGGCGCGGCAACGGCAATCTGACGGCAACCTTACTCGCCACGGTCTGTGATGCCTTTACGAATGGGAATGTTCAGGTAACGTTTGACGGAACAATCCACGTCAAGTTCACCAGTGTTCTCGGTGTCCCGCCGAATATGAGTGATTTGGAAGCAGCCGTGGCCCTCATCAAACCTGCTTATTTGTTCCTCGACTATTCCTATGCATACCTTCTCATAAGCAACATTGACCAGCTTATGACTATAACTATCTTGGATTCTACGCCATTAAATGAATTTGCGGGAGGTTCATAATGTCGAGCAGTACACCAAATCTCAGCCTCTTGAAAATGGACCCAACCGCAGACGGGAGCTCCACCTTCAATATTAAAACGATGTTGAATGATAATTGGGATAAGATCGATGCGGCGGTCGCTTCCGTCGAAGAAGCAACGATAGCCCCAGGTGCAGCCACAGACACGGTAATTGGTACCAGAACCGGAGACCCAACTCTCGCTAGCCCTGCCAGCACCGGCACGCTCACTCAATTGTTCGGTTGGATTATGGGAAGGATTAAAGCTATCACGGGTAAAACAAACTGGTACGATGCTCCTGACATAACCTTAGCGAGTCTTAATGCTCATAAGTCCAGACACGCTACAGGGGGAGCGGATGCCATAGCCCCAAGCGATATAGGGGCGGCTGCAGCTACAGATTTGTCTACAACAAACAGCGCTGTTACTGCGCTATCCACTACCGTAGGGACTAAGGCAAATCAGAGTGATTTGACCACGACGAACGCAACTGTTGCTGGACATTTGGCGGAAACTGCGACATCAACGCAGATTGGTCACGTGGAAATAGTAGAAACCCCAGCATCAGGCGCACCCGTTGTACCTACTAGATGTGCCTCGTTCCAGGAAACAAAAATAACAGGCACTACGGCGCAAACCGTTTTAACCTATACTCCGCAAGCTAACCACAACTTTGAGCTTAACCTATCAATCCGTGTTGTAACCGCAACTACTACCGTAACAATCTTAGTCACATATACCGATGCAGGGGGAGCGGAATCCTATTACGTGTTGAACGCTCAATCATGTGCTGTGGGGAATTATGCTTGTGTGCCGTTTGCATTTAACGCTGTAAACACAGGGGCAATCACTGTATCTGTAACCACAGGGATAGTCAATCAAGTATACGTCAGCGGCGCATTAAAGGCGGTGTAAAGAGTGACAACTAAATTAATTTTGCCCGGAACGGCAGGTCCAGGAGATGTAAGAAATACAGCATTCTTTAGCTCTGGTATTTACTACAATGCTCAAGGTACCCTAGTAGACAGAACGGGAGCAGCAGTTGTAATCACACCTAGTAGCGTTGATCAACCTTTCCCCGCTGGTATATATAGTGGAGTTGTCGGCGACGGGAAAGTGGCAGCAATAGTTGTGCCCGTGGCGAACGTGCTAACGGGCACAACTATTGCTGGGCAAGCGGGAATAATGCCGAATCAAGGCAGTCCGACATTTACGCCAACTGGATCGGCACAGTCTCTTCCAGCGGGATATTATCCGGGGGGCACAATCAGCGGTGTAACAGTTAAAGTTAAAACAGGAACCGTAACTTCGAATACAAGCACACCGTCTTTTACAAA